TTGATCGTCCTCGGGACTCCGACCGTCGAGGGCTACGGGGTCTACGCGGACGATGGCTGGGATTACAGCGATCAGCACCGCTGGGAAGTTCCCTGCCCTCGCTGCGGGAGATTTCAGGTCTTGAATTTCAACGACCCGGCCCTGGAATACTCGAACCTGCTTCTCGGAGATCGAGCGGACGAGTGCCAACTCAGGTGCGCGTTCTGCCCACACGTCTTCACGGACGAGGAACGACCGCACCTGAACGCGGGAGGGCGCTGGCAGCCGTACCAACTCACGGGGACGATCCGGGGCTACCACATCAACCAATTCAACTCGCCCACCCAGCCTTTGCGCGAGATCATGACGGACTATTTCAAGGGTCAGCGCGAGCAAAGGAAATTGCGCTCGTTCTGGAATCAGAACATGGGCAGGGCGTTCACCGCCGCAGGCGACCGGATTACACCCGAACTCCTCGACAAGTGCCGCCAGCCCGGCTATTCGCTCGGCGGACTCCCGAACTCCTCCCTTTCCATCGGCATCGACGTGGGCACGATGATTCACTGCTGGTGCTGGCACTTCGACAGTCATAGAAGGAAAATGCTCTGGAATCTCAAGCTTTTCACGAACTGGGTAGACCTGGAGCGGTTTCTCAGTTCGCTCACCTCGTGGGTCGGCGTGATCGATGCGCATCCTGAAAAGAGCAGGGCACACGATCTGGCGCTGAAATACCACGGACGACTCTGGCTAGGGTTCTCCGAGGAGCGGCCCGCTGCTCACGAGGTGGCGAATTTCAGCACGTTGAAGGTGGGCGAGCCTGGATACGTCACAATCGACAAGACGATGGCTCTCGACAATTTCATTGGCGAGATGCTGAACGGGATCACGGTCTTCCCCCCGGACGCGAGAGAGTTGGGCGAGGACATGCCCCGCAAGCCGTACAACGGGCTGTACCACCAACTCACGCAGATGGTCAGGGTCGAAGAGGAAAACACGAGGGGAAACCTGATTGCCCGCTGGAAGAAGAATCGGAACGCCGACCACTGGCACCACGCGGGGATGTTCGCGTCAGTCGCGGCGATCCAGTCCCCTCAACTCTCCATCCCTGCAAGCCTCTCCGCAGCGATGAACAACTCGATGATCGGGAGTGTGTGAAAAATGGCCGACCGCTACCACAGGAACCCCGAGGCGAGAGCGGAGAGCAGGAGCGCCGAGATCACCCGCATTCGTCGGAAGTACAAGCGCGGCGTGACGATCTCAAGGAAATTCCTCCCTGGCGAGGCGAAGCACGTCGAGGACATGGCAATCGTCCTGAAATTGGCGGGCTACTCGAACGTCCAGATCTGCCGGGTCATCGGTCTGAGCAACGAGCAGTTGAAAACGATGCTCGATCAGCCGAGGGTCACCGAGAGGCTCGTCTTCCTCCGCTCCTCGATGTCGAACGCGGCGCTGGAGCTTCTCCAGGGCTACATGATCGAGGCGATCCAGACGATTGTCGATGTCATGCGCACGGAGAGCGACAACAAGCTCGTGCTCCAGGCTTGCGCTGAAATCCTGGACAGGGCAGGAATCGTCAAGGCTTCCAGGCAGGAGCGGCTTCAGGTCAACGAGCAGCGGACGGTTTTCACGGACGACGGCATTGTCGAGGCACTGCGCGAAGCCTCTCCCGAGGTTCAGGAGCAGGCGGCGCAGCTTTTCGAGCAGATGGAAAATCTTCTCACGACGACGCCGAAGCCGAAGAAGAAAACCAGCGTTGAGTGAGACGTTCGGCATTCCGCGTGTAATCGCGATTCCCCCCGTGAAAAAGCGGGGGCAGATCCTTCAATCGACCGATTATGCAGCGGAGTGGGTCGATCCCTCGGGGATGACGCTCAGCGCAATATGGAGTTGGACGACATCGACGGGCGCTCCGGCTGCGAGGTACGTCGGGATCAACACGGCCGCGTGGAGCACCGCGACTGTAATCAACATCTCGAAGACTACCGGCCCTGGCGGCGATGCGACGAATGCTTTGAGCACGACCCAGCCGGGGAGCAAGTTCTACCTCCAGGATCAGGCCGACGCGACGAAATGGGGCCGCTACCAAACGACAGCGCTGGGAACCGATAACGGGACATGGTTTTCATTCCCGGTCACGTTCCTCGAAGGCGGGGGAGCGCCTCCGGCGAACAACCGGGACACGTACGTCGCGATTACAACTCCGGGAGCAGGCGGTGGCGGTGTAGGTCTTCCGGCCGACACCGTAGTTCCTGCGCCCACCCGGATAATTTCAAACAAGCTCGTTGCGGCGGATGCCAATCCGTCGTGGCGCGTCCTCGGAGACGGCTCGATGCAATGGGGAGCGGGCGGAGCTTCTGCGCTCGACCTGACCCTTGCACGAGACGGAGGCGGAAATCTGATCGTGCTCGGCCCTGGCGGCACGAGTAGCGGTGGGTTTTTCGCCGGGCCGATCTGGGCGTTCGATACCGATGTAGCGACCGATGCGGCTTTTCAGGCGTCCCTCTGGAGCGACAACTACGCCCGTTTTCAGGTAAACCAGGACGGGAAAATTCAGTGGGGCACCGGGGCGGCTTCTTCGTTTGACACGAACCTCTACCGTGCTTCGGCTGGGGTGTTGAAAACGGATGGTGTTTTCAATGCGGTCGGCGGTTTGCAGGTCAACGGCGTCCCGGTAGTTAGCGGTGGGGATGTCACCACCTACAACACCGTGACCAACTTTGGGCCGACAGGAGTTACTACTACTGGCAATGGTGATATTTTCTTCACCTTCCCCGCCGCGACTTTCGCTGCTGTTTTACATTACTGGGAACTTTCCTTGCTTTGCGAGGATGTGAGCGGTAATGCGAACATCGAGTTCCGTCTCCACGACGGAACAGCGCCAGGCGCTCTCATCTGTGCCCAGCAATTGAAAACGCCTCCAGTGAATCATGGCAGCCCGGTGATCTTACGGTTTGCGTTTACTCCTTCGGCCGGATCGCATACTTTTCAAGTTCGTTGGCGCGATCTAACGGGCAGCAGAACGTATACCGTCTACAGCAGCCTCAATCAGACATCTTCTCGGATTTACAGAGCAGCATAGGAGGCGTGAAAAATGGCGTACAAGCCGTACAAGTTCCTGATCGTCTCCGTCGTGCAGGAGGTGGATGACGAGGGAAAAGTCCTGAACGAGTTGGTTCAGGAAAACCCGACATCCGTTTTCGGGATCGACGGGCTTCACGAGTACGCGGAGCGGTTCGAGCTTGAGCTTCAAGCCCGGATGGCGGAAGCGCGAGGCATCGCTGTGAGGCAGCAGTGAACGTCTTCACGAAGATCAGTGAGCAGGTAGTCGATTTCAGCCGCTCGATCTTCCCCTCCTGGGGCGGATCTACTCTGCGCTCGTGGTCGAGGGTTTTCACGATCTCGTTCTGGACGGACAGGAAGCCGACGAGATCACAGGTCAATTACACGTTCTGCCGCTCTCTCTACCGCTCCGAGGGCGACATCTGCCTGGGGACGGGTTTCGCGAGGCCCATCGTGGATCTCCAGGTCGGCTTCATCGGGATGCCTATTGTGAACACGGACAACGAGGATACGAACGATTTCCTCAACGAGTGCATCCAGATCTACTGGCTCGATGAAATTCAGCAAATGTTCCGGGACTCGATCCGGGACTCGAAGACGGTCGTGAGAATTCAACGGCCGGACATCCTCGATCCGCTCATGACGCTTGACGAAGCGGAGCACTGCGCTCTGGAGATCGTTCCCCCGGAACTCGTGACCATCGAGCGCGATCCGTCGAACAAGCGTGTAATTCTGCGGGCTGTAATTCAGCACACGATGTTGTTCGTGAAGGACAAGGGAAATCCGGCGACGGGGCAGGATCCGACGACGGAGGAGCACGACGTGATCGAGATCATCGATCAACAGAGCTACCGCTTCTACGACCAGACGGACAATCAGTGGCTCACCGACATGCAGTCGAGCAACAGATACGGGTTCGTTCCGCTCGTGGAGATTTTTCACGAGTGGGATGCCTCGCTCCAGTCGGGCCAAAGTGATTTCGAGTCCGTGTTGCCGTTCATGGAGGCGTTCAACGACGTGCTCAAGCAGGGACTCCAGGCGCACCGCTACCACTCGACGCCGAAGGTCGTTTTGAAATTGCAGGACGTGGCCCCGTTCATCAAGAACAACTTCCCGGAGGCGGTAGACCCGACGACGGGAGAGATCATGCCCCACGCGGAGATCTCCTGGCGCGGTCGTGAAATCCTGTTCCTCCAGACGGGCGACGACATGTCGTTCCTCGAAGCGAAGTCCGTGCTCGGAGACACGAACACGCTCCTCGAATTCCTCATCGACTGCATCTGCATCGCCTCGCAGACGCCGGAGTGGGCGTTCATGCGGGTCGCCGGAGGGACTGCAAACTCCGACCGCAACGCGCAGACAGTCCCGTTCCTGAAGAAGATCGACCGGAAGAGGCGTGGTTTTCAGAAGCCAATCCAGGA